GTATTCGGCTTCCGCTGCCTGGTCTTTGGCCTGCAGGGTGGTGATCAAGTCGGCGATGGTGGTGTTGCTCATGCTGTGCTCCAAGTGTGAGCGCCAGGACTGCGCGCGGGTGGGGGTTATTGGTGTTTGAAGACGCTCGTTATGGAGAGCGGGATGCGGTTGCGGCGCGACACCTCCGTTTTGTCGCGGTCGCTGCGACCTTCGAGGCGCGCCAGCATTTCTTCGCACAGTTCGGTCGTTTCCGCGCCAGCGCCGAACACGAGGTTTTCCGTGCCGCGCACCTTCTCGTGCATGTCGATCACTGTGTACAGCACGGTCTTGCGGGGGTTGAACGGCTTCGTGCAAACCGCGTAGCGAGCGCCGATAGCTTTTATTTGGTACTTCTGCTTTTCTTCTTCGAACTTCACGAAGTCGCCAGCCTTTGCCGTTGCGAGCATGGCGACCATGTCCATGTTCGGGTGGCAGCAAACTAATCCCATATCGTTCTCCAGTTGGCGCCGCACGATGCGACACCTTCACTGGCAAAGCCGACTCGTGGTCGGCGTGGGGTGGTGCTGGGGGGGGTGGGGGATCAGATCATGCGGCCGTGGACGTGGTAATACGCGGCGGCCCATGCATCAGCGCGGACAATCACCAGATTGCCGAAGCCATCGTCGCATAGGTTGTAGGTGAGCATTGGTGCCATGTTCGTCAGCAGGATCATTTCGTTCTCCAGTTTCGCCGCGCGGTGTGCGCTGCCTTGTTGTCTTGATGCTGAATGAATTATGCCATGCGCATCGATTGGGATGACAATTGCATTTAGCTATTGGTGCGATAGGCGTTCGCTATCACGCTGTTCGATTGGCGCGGCCCCGGTAGCTTTCCCACATGAACGGCACGAACACGGCGCGCTCGCGCAAGCGGTCCATAATACGCGGCCCGAGAAATTCCGCGAAGCCGGCGCCGGTCAGGTTCGTCAGCAGGATGGTCGGACGCAGCTCGGCGTAGCGCCGGTCTAGGATATCGAACAGGATCAGCTGTTCGTCTTCGGTGCCGCGCTGCAGGCCGACTTCATCGATGATCAGCAGGTCCAGGCCGACGCTGTACAGCTTCAGCACTTCCTCTTCGCTCTGGTCGGAATCGCGGCGCCAGGTGCCGCGCACGCGCCGGATCAAATCCCCTGCCCGCGTGTACATCGCCGTGCCGCGCGCCATGACGGCCGCCGACGATGCAATGGCCAGGTGGCTCTTGCCGGTCCCGCGCTCGCCGCCCAGCACCAGGAACGTGCCGGCCTTGTAGTGCCGCGACCAGAAACCTTCCGCGAACTCGCGCACGATGCGCACCGCGTCGACCTGTTCCGGCGTGCTGGCCACGTAGCTGTCGAACGTGCGGTCACGGAAAGCCGCAGGAATGCCCGCAGCGTTCAATTTCGCCTCGATGCGGGCCTGCCTTGCCTCTTCCTGTTTGCGCAGCTCCTGCGCCTCCTCCGTGGCCCTGGCGAGCCTTTTGCACTCCGGGCAGCCGAACCACATCACCTTCGCGTCGGCGCCGCCGAAGAACGAGCCGCCGTTTTCGGTGAACGAGCCGTGCTTGATGCAATCGGCCTGGCGCTCGTGGGTCTTCGGGTCAAATCGTTTCATGTTCATAATTCCGTCCGCATCTGGTTGAAAATGTCGTCGTCAGCGCCTGGCGCCACGCCGATGTTGTTGATCGATGGCCGGCCGCTTGCCGGGCCAATGCGCCGGCCCTGCATCTGCGAACCTGCCGAGTTCTGCTGCTTCGACAGCCAGTTGTTCACGAAGGACATCATGCCCTTCTTCGTTTTCCGCTTGGCAGGGTTGCTGATCAGCCAGCCGCGCATCTTGCGCAGCTCCTGCATCACGTCGACGCCGGGATACAGCTCGACGAACTCTTCGACGCGCTGGCGCACGATCGGGAATTCTTCGCCCGTGTTTGTCGGCAGCGTGTAGGCCGGCGGTTCAGCAGGTTCGGCTGGCAATGCTGGAGCGACTTCGACCACGGCGGCCGGCGCGGCAGCGCAAGTAGTTGTTTCTTCTATTGGGTTATGGGTATTGGGTATAGGGTATAGGGTAGCCGTTGCGTCTGGTGTTTGTACTGCGTTTGTCACGCGTGACAGGTGCGTATTAAGACGTTCCTGCAACTGTTCGTTTTTCGTATCCCACGGCGGAACGTCGTCGAAGTCACGCAGACGCGCGAACAATTCTTTCCGACGCTCACGGTGACGGCGCTGGCGCTCACGTTCGTTGTCACGCTTCCCTTCCGCGTCCTCGATCTGAATTGACGCCTTGGCAATCTCTTCTTCGACACGGGTCTGCGTGTACCGGCCTTCGTCGCCAAGCGTGAAGAACTCGTCCAGCACGGCCAGGACAGCCGCCTTCTCGTAGTCAGTGCGCGCACGCGCCCAGCGCGTCGCCTCGACCAGCGTCGGCCCCTGCTCGCGGTCGTAGTAGGCATCCAGGATCAGGTTGTAGGCGCCATACTCCAGCATGGTCAGGTGCGCTGTCTTCTTGGCGATGTCGCCTAAGTGTTTTTGAAAATAGTTCATGCCAAAGCCTCCATCACGCACTCAACCCAGATTCGAGCCGCTTCAGCGTTGACAGCGTTTCCATAGGCGCGCAGGCGTCCCACTCGGGCGGCAGCCCCATGAGCCAACGGGGATGAGCCGGGTTCAACTGGCCGCCACTTTCCATCGCGGCATCCGAGCCAGTCAGCAGCTGACCAGTGTCCGTTAGTCGGGCCGCATCGGTCAGTACCAAGCACGCCACTGCTGCCAGATCCGGGCCGTGATTGCGCATCGCCTCCCGTATCCCCCCCTCGGTCGAGCGCACCCCCTTGTTCCCCAGTGATGCTGTCGGTGTCAGCCAGCCGGCCAAATAAGCCTGCCTCGGTAGCTGGTCGGCGCGGTCCTTTCCGTCGCGCTGGGCGACCATTCCCGGCGTGTCCTTGTGATCGCGCGTGGTAGGCGTCGTCCAGCCAGACAAATGAGGCAGCGTCGCCAGCTCCCCAATAGGCTCGATCCCTGATGTGCGGCGCGCCGACGCCCGCAGACGGGAACGCGGCGGCCCCGAAGGCGTAACCCACTCCTTCCAGGTCAGCGTGTACAAGGTCGATCCAAGCATCGACAGCTTTGCTCGCAACCTGCTCTCCAAGAATGACTGCAGGGGCGCGCTCTTTGATGAGGTGGTGGAAGGATGGCCATAAGTGCCGCTCGTCAGCAAACCCATCTCCTTCGCCTGCCGAGCTGAAAGGTTGGCAGGGACAGGAACCGGTCCAAACAGGTCGATCATCTGGCCACCCGGCGGCACGAAGCGCGAGTGACCAGACGCCGATGCCGGCGAAGAAGTGGCATTGAGTGAATCCGCGAAGGTCGTCGGGTCGTACATCTTCGATGCTCCTTGTATCGACCACGCCCGGCGCTATGTGGCCGGCCGCAATCAGGTTGCGCAGCCAAGCAGCGGCGTGCAGGTCAAATTCGTTGTAGTAGGCGCCGCTCATACGGTTTTGTTTTCGTTAGATGGTTCGTTATTCGCACCAGTACCGGCGCAAAAATGGCGTGACAGGGGCGTGAACTCGAAACCTGGCGGCGCCGGGACCACGCCGAGGCGGCCGGTGTCGAACAGCGCGCTGGCCAGGCTCATCAGGATCAGCATGCGCTCGTGCGGCAGGTTGACGAAGTACGGCTTGCCGTCGATCTGCACGGCGATGGAAACTGCGGTGATGTTGCTCATGGCTTCCCCGCATTCTTGCAGCCGCGGCAACGATCATCAGTTTGCCATTTGTCGTAGCGGCAGTTGGTGGACATGGTGTGCTTGACGTCGATGAAGACAGGCATGCGTGACGGCGCGCCGAAGCCGTCACGCTGGATCTCGAACGACGTCTGCGCGACGTAGCTGGTGTCCGGCGTCGGGCGCGGCTTGTCGTAGCAGCCATAGGTGATGTGGGTGAAAGTGCTCATGCTGCACCCCTGGCGCCGGCTTGGGAAAGGGCAGCGAAAAGCTGCAGAAGCAATTTAGCAGTGACCAGCACCTCTTCATCATCATCCGCCATTTCGGTGATTGCCTTAATGGAATCCGTGACGCACGCCGCATCCTGCTCGTCTTTCATGGCTTGCGCAGCCTTCATCAGCGCAGCATCCGGGCCAGCGGCGGCGAGGATGGCGCGCACACAGTTGAAGAAGTCTTCGGGGAAATTGTACTTGGTTACGTCATACACATCGCCAGCGACGTGCTGGGCATAGTCGATCGCCACTTCTTTGATCTGCTCATCCGTCATCACGCCATTGGCGGCTGCCGGGGCGGCGCGGCAAAGATCTCCGATCAAGTCATACTCTCCAGCCTTGGCCAGTACCTCGCGCACGCGGCCGCTACTATGCATGTTCGCAGCGAATGCCTTGGCGTGTTCCGCTTCGTCTTTCTGACTCCGATAGTCGTAATATGCAGCTTCGGCCTTGCTCATCATGTCCGCCAGTGCGCTATCGACGTGCAAAAGTTCGCGCAATTTTTCCTCGTTCCAGTGCGCGCAGCCCTCATCTTCTGGGCTACCTGATGAACTCCAGCCCGTGTACTCGTCGATGCCAGTCTCAGGGCATAAGCCCATCAAGATAGAGAGCGCTTCGGCCCGGCCCGCTGCTCGCCAAGTATCACACTCATCCGTCGGCGCTTCCTGCTTCGGCGCCATCGCAAGCGCCCGCTGGTGGATGGCCCAGCAGTCATCCATCGATGGGCCGCGCTGCTGCGTCTCGTTGCACCACTTTTCCAGCGCCGCACGCTGCTCTGCGACGTCGCAATCGGTGCAGTCGAGATCGAAGCTGCTTGGGTCGCGGTGGCCGGTATCCCGGCAGGTGCTGCATTTTGGCGTGTTCATGCTGCGCTCCCAGTCAGTTTAAAACGGCCTTCGATCAGCGGATGCGTGGCGAAGGATGGTGTAACCATCACGCATTCCTTCACGAAGCGGCGCATGACGTCGTTGATGTCCTTGATCCAGTAGACGGCATACGTGGCGCCTTCGGCTTCTTGGCGCTCGTTGCGCACCATGCCGGCCGGGCGCGGCGCGTAGGGCGTTTGACGGATGATGTATTCGACGATGCGTTCAGGCAGGCCGAAGTGCTTGGCGGCGCGCCCGCGCAGATGCGTGATCGATTCGGAATTCTGTGGCCGGGTGGTCAGCAACTGGGTTTGCTCGACCTGCTCGACGCGATGCGAGATCGCCGCAACGGCCTGGTCCTGCTCATCCTGGCGCCGCTCCATATCGACCATGGCCTGCGCGTTTTGCAGGAACAGTTGAGCCGGCGACAGTGCGCGCACGGGCACTGTGGCTGCTGCTTCCAGCTCTTGCCAGCGATCGACCACAGCAGCCGTGAACTCTGGCGACAGGCGTGCGACCAGCACGAAGGAGTCTCGTTTCTGCAAACGATACTGTACGAAGCTGCGACCGCCAGCTAAGTCATTGATTACATTGCATTCCTCAATTTGAGGGCATACCCCTGATTCGATCAGATCGCGGCAAACGCGCAATACGTTGTCGTGGCGCTTGCCAGTGAGATCGGCAATTTCGCGGCTGGTCATCGTTTGGACTGACAGCATGTTGGTCATGGCATTCATATTTCCCTTTCGGAAATGCGAGAATCCCACCTGCGCACTCCCGAAAGCCTAAGCTCGCGGGTTGACCGACCGGAACCAAGTAACCGGCAGTGCGCATGTGGGATTCCACTTGGATTGTTTACGTGCGGTCAAGCACTGGAGAAATTATACATGGGAAATCCTTTTCTGTGGTTGAGTTTGTTATGCCGCTTGCATTTGTTGTATTTGCGCACTGGCGCGCAGGTCTTTCAGCTTCTTCGCATAGGTGGCTTTGATCTGCTGCAGTTCCTCGACGCTGTACTTCCGCGCTGGCACGTCCATTTCCAGCATCTCGACGCGGGCCAGGCCGATGCGGCGGATCAGCTCCTTGCGGTAATTGAGCGCGTTGCCTGACAGGTGCGTGTTGCAGGGCTGGCACTGAAGCCACACGTTCAATTCGTTGAAGCGGTGCGCCGGATGCGCGCCGACCGACAAGAAGTGGCCGGCGTGGTTCTGGCCCTGGTGGTGGCGGCCACAGCTCACGCACGGCAGGCCGGCCGCCTCGTCGCGCGCGCGCACGAATGCATTGAACGCCGTTTGCGCTTCCTTCATCCAGTCGGCCCGACGCTTCAACTTCAGCAGCCCGGCCTGGCGCTCCTTCCGTTCGGCGCGCTCGCGCTCCAGCACGGCCAAGGCCAGCGCGTGATCCGGACAGCAGGCGCGGTGCGTCATGCTGCGCGGCGCGAACCGCTCGCGGCAGCCGGCCAGCGCGCAGCGGCGCGTGCGTACCTTGGGTTCGGCAGCAGGCTTCTTGACGGCCGGCGCCGCGCCGCGCGCCATCGGCGCCTTACGGGCAAAGCCTGAGCGCTTCATGCGCGCCTCGCTGGTTGCAAGGTTGCCGCGTCCAGGATCGTGAACTTGCCTTCAGGCCGCCAGCCCATCGTGTCGATGAAGAGCGTGTTGCCCAGGCTGGTCATCTGCTGCATCGGCGTATGGCCGACGACTACGGCGCGCACGCCGGCCACCATCGAGTCATCGCCGGAATTAATGCGGTCACGCGCCCACTGGGCGGCATCGATCATCTGCGACAGGTAGCCGGCAGGCAGGCTGGCGTCTTCCAGTTTGGCAGTGAAGGCGTGCCAGTCGTCGAACGGGCATTCAGCATGCACGATGCCGACCAGGCCGTGCTCCGTCTCCAGCTCGATTGCGACGGGCAGCGCGCTCAAGGCGTGCGACACTTCCAGCTGCGTCTCGCGGTCGAGCGCCATCATCCAAGCGCCGCCGTTCGCGCGGTAGTTGTCCGCCGGCATGTTGCCGTTCGGCCAGCGCACGGCCATGTCTTCGTGGTTTCCGCCCACGGCGTGCACGAAGTCGCATGTGATGAAGTTCAGCGCCTCGATGGATTCCGGGCCACGGTCGACCAGGTCGCCAACGGAGAAAAGGCGATCGCCCGCATCCGGATTGAAGCCGACCGCGCGCAGCGCCTGCCCCATCTTGGTGAAGCAGCCATGTATGTCGCCGATGATCAGGTCGCGGCCTTTGGTGTTCTTGGTGAAGCGCTTGACGAGCGTTTTCATAGTTTCTTTCGAGAATGGTGATCAGCGCCGGCCATCGGCCCAAGCGCTGTAAGGCAGGCGGAACGTGCTGTGGAACGTCGCCGCCGCTTCCGGGTCGTGATCCAGCTGCGACCGGCTTTCGATCTTGCACACGCGCCGGATGATCTCGGCAGCGTCGTCGGCCGTGCGCGGCAGCGGGTCATACGTCAGGCGCAACCAGGTGCGGAATTCTTCGCTGTTGCAGAAGATCGCCGCCAGCTTGCACAGCGCGCCGCCTTTCTCTGCGCCGACCGTGTCACGCTGGGCCTGGCGCTGCGCTACTCCCGGCATGATGCGCGCCATGGCCACGGGCGTGCCCGATGCGCCGAACAGCGCGAACGCCTTCTGCGCGTGGCGCGGCTCGATCTCGAACTGGATGATCAGGCTGCCGTCGACCGTCGTGCGCACCGTGCGCGTGCAGCCCATGATGGCTGCGGCTTCGATATCGTCGGTCATGCGCCACCCCGGCGCGCGGCCAGCTTGTTGCGGCGCTCGTGATCGGCCAGGCACTCGGCCGAGCAATAGTGCGAGTTTTCCCGAGGGCTGGTTCCACACAGGTTCCAGCATTCTGTCGAACTGCCCAGCGGAACGGCCGCCGGCCGGCGCGCATACGCAATTGCGCGCTCGCGTTCTTTTTCTTCCCGGTCAGTGGCCAGGTCGGTGTCGTCAGACATTTTTATCTCGCTTTAGAAGGGCACGTCGAAGTCGTCGTCTGCAGCCGGTGCTTGACGCGGTGCAGGGTTCTGGCGCTGTGGCGCTGGGCGCGGCGCCGGCGCTTGCTGGCCAGCCTGCTGCTGCGGCGCATTGCCGACGAATTCCAGATGGTTCACGTAGGCGACCAGCTTGCTGCCCGTCGTGCCATCGCGCGACGTGTAGGTTTCAATGTGCGGGTCCGCCAGGTGGACATCGATCTGCGTGCCCTTCAGCAGATACGGCGCCAGCTTCTCAGCACGATCGCCGAACAGCGCCGCGTCGATCCATTGCGTCGGTTTCTTCCCGTCCTGGCCCTTCTTGCCGTAGCTGAAGGCCAGCGCCAGGTTTGCGACGGCTTTTCCGTCAGGCGTGTAGCGAAGCTCGACGTCTTTTCCGAGTCGAGCAGGTCCGATTAAGTGCATGATTTCTCCTTGTATGATGCGGTATGGTAGGGGTGGATTAGTTGGAAGCGCCTGACTTGAGCGCCAGCAGCTGCTCGGCGGTCATCAGGTCATACTGGATGCCGATGACGTAGCGCAGGTAGACCAGCAGGCGGACAGCCTTGGGCATTGGCTGGGTGCCTGCCTCGTAGCGGCAGCCGGCCGATTGCGTCGAGCCGACAGCGCCCCAGAACTTGCCCTGTGGCAGCTTCTCGGCGGCGCGGATCTCGGCAGCGACCGCGCCGGTGATTTCTTGTTCATTCGTGATGTGCATTTAAGGCTCCGGTTAGTGAAACGAATCAAATTCATACTGCATGGTTCGATTACAATACCACATTCAAACCGGATGCTGGTTGCATTTTGTAGACAGTCGGTTATATTCCAGAACAGAACAAAATAATGGGGGCGAGTCCGCATGGGTGAGATTGACCGTCGATATTTCGATGGACTGATGGCTGACAAGAAGCTGTCACTGCGTGGCCTGGCCGCGCGCATGGGCATGAACCACAGCCAGCTTTCCCTGGCGTTCTCGGGCAGCCGCAAGCTGCAGCTGGAGGAAGCGGCGCAGCTGTCGCAAATCTTCGGCGAGCCTATCCACCGGATCATCGAGGCGGCCGGCGTGGACGTGCGGCCCGAGCCTGGCCGGCGCGTCTCGGTCATCGGCAGCGTTGGCGCCGACGGCGTGGTGAGCCTCTACCCTGAAGGCACCATTGAGCGCACGACGACGCCGGACCTGATGCCAGAGGACGTTGTGGCCCTGCAGTTCCGCACGATGGGCACGTCGCTGGACTGGATCGACGGCGCCGTCGTGTTCTGCCGCAAGCCGCACGGCCTGGACCCGTCGATGAACGGGCGCCTGAGTTATTGCAAGATCAAGGACGGCCCGGCCGTCATCGCTACGATCCGGCGCGGCTACCGCGATGGCACCTATAACCTGAGCGGGACGACGAATCAGGAAAGCGTGTCGCTGGAGTGGGCCAGCCCAATCATTTTAACTAGACACTGAC